ATGATTAAATCAAAGTGTTGTAATTTAGAACCATATAGTGATGATACTTGGACACAGTGGCGTTGTCCTTGTGGAAGAACTTATGAACCAAAAAATTTAAAATACCTTGAACAAGTAGATGGAAAAAAAATACCTATTCAACAAGATAATGAGGTAATAAAAATCTTTGAAGATATATTTAGTAATTTTCTATCTGAAAATTGGTATTCAAGAACACTACTTGAAAAAGAAAGAAATTTGCAACAATTTGAAAAAATGTTAAACGAATTTATTAACTCAAATGTTTAAAAAATGCGAACAATGCCATAAGTTAAGTTTCTACCCTAGAAAAAGGACACTACACTTTCCTTTCATCCCAGAAATTAAAACAATTCATAGTAAGTTAAAGATATGTCGTTCTTGTGCAAATAAGGTTGAGTTTGCAATAAGAAAGACACACAAACAATTAAAACCTCCGATACTATTCGTAATTAAGTTCTATACATTTAAAACAATATGGAAACTAAAACAACTCTTTCACAGCTAATAGAATCTTGTGGTGAGGATTTTTTGTCTTTGGAAAAAGGCTTATATGGATTTAATAATATGTATAAATGGGAGGCAACTAAAAAAACTTGGTGTTGTGATGAACACGGGGAAAGCAGAAAATATGGATATGGTATAATACCAGAAGAAGCATTAAAAGATTTATTAAAAAAATGACAACAGATAATAAAGAAAATTGTTTAGGATGTCAAAACATAGAAGAATCCAATTTTCCATTTATTTCAAGGAATATGATTGACCAAGAACATTGTGGAATAAATGGAGCAGAATACTTATTTATTAACTTTTGCCCTGTATGTGGCAAAGAATTAGAATAAAATGACAACACTAGAACAAAAAAAGAAAAACGACCTCGCTATTTTACGCATACTTAAATGTAAAGAAATCAGATACCACTTAGGAACAACCGACCGAAACGCTAGTTTAGATTTACAATTCTTAAAAGATACAGAGAGTTATCAATTCTTCACCGATGCTAGTCCAGTAAGTGAAGAAGAGAACAAGGCTTTACTAAAGATATATGGTTTAGTTTAACATGGAAGAAGAAACCGTAGAAAACGGAATTAAACGGAAAGAAGATGGCACATTTGATGTTGGTACTGCTCCTGGTCCTGGAAGAAAACCAGATACTGAAGAAACCAAGATAATAAAGAAAGCCACTAAAGAACTTGTTGCAGAATACAAAGAAGCATTAGGAGAATCTTTACCTTTAATTAGACCAATCCTTATAGCAAAAGCCCTAGAAGGTGATATGACCGCTATTAAAGAAATACACGACAGGGTAATGGATAAGGCTAAACAATCAACAGAAGAGACAAGTAATATAAATGTCCTAATGCCTATTCTAGTAAAATTTTTAAATGAAAAACCCAACGGAAGTGATAATGGAAATCCCCAGTGAATATCGTAGATTATTTAACAGTGATTGGCGTGAAGCAGCAGTTTATGGTGGAAGATACTCACTTAAATCTCACACAGTAGCGAGAGTTCTTTTAATTAGAGCTAGACAAAATAAAATAAGAGTAGGTTGTTTTCGTGAATTTCAAAACTCTATTGCAGAAAGTTCTCACCAATTACTTTGTGATTTAATTAAAGAATATCAACTCAATGACTTTGTTGTCACTGATAAAACAATCACTAACAGAGTTACAGGTTCTGATTTTATATTTAAAGGATTATGGAATAACGAGCAATCAATCAAATCTATTGAAGGTATTGATATAGCTTGGGTAGAAGAAGCACAGACTATCACTAAAACAAGTCTTGAAGTCTTGACTCCAACAGTACGTAAAGAAGGTTCACAGATTATATATACTTACAACAGACTAACTGTTAGCGACCCAGTGCATACTAGATTGGTTGAAGAAGGACGACCAAACACTTTAGTAATCAATGTAAACTACGACATAGCAGAGAAATACGGATTTCTCCCTGATGTTATAAAAAAGGAAATTGAAGACGATAGGTTAAGGCGACCTATTCTCTATAAGCAGAAGTGGTTAGGCGAACCATATGTAAGTCCTAATGATTTGCTTTCGCTTCTAACTCTTTCAAAGTGTTTATCGCCTAATGTTAATTTGCAAGAAGGACGAGTGATTATTGGAGTAGATACAGGACACGATATTTATTACACGTTAATGAATAAACAAGGCGTGTTCTATTATGGTTATTGCCAAAGTCCTCAAGAAGTAAATCAAGCTGGCTATGACCCTTATGATGAGATAGATAAGTTAATGTTTCAACATAAGAATTGGGTGTTGGTAGCTGACCAAGGTGGCGACTTAATAGGAATTAGAAAACTACAAGCCAAATATCCAGGCAGAGTGTTCCTTGTATGGTTTGTCAAAGAAACAAAAAACAAAGAGCTTATTCGTTGGGGCGAGAACGAAGAGCAAGGCAAGGTTTTAGTAGATAGAAATAGGCAGATACAATTAGTAGTAGACCAAATCAACGAGCAAAGAATAACATTCAACGGAAGCAAAGAAGATTGGCAACCCTTCTTTGAACACTGCTTGAATGTTTATCGTATTAAGGAAATAACAGGCGAAGAGAATGACCCGCAATATGGCTGGCGTTGGGTGTGGCGTAGAAAGGGACCCGACCATTTTTTTATGTCTATGATATACGCTCTAGTAGGATTAGACCGTTTTGGAGGCGAAGAAGCACAAGTGATAGCTCGTGATAATAGATTTCTAGCAGGCGTAGTTAGAGGCTCAAGCGTAGACGGCACTATCCCAGCTAGACAATTCAAGTCCTTTTATTCAACAGGAAGTGATAATAATGATTTTTAATGAATACAACGATAATTCTTCAGGGCAAAGAAGCTAAACAATGGGCAATGATGAAAGCTCTTGAAGCTCTTGGAGTATTTGATGTAGTTTATGGGAGTGTCAAAATAGACTTTGATGGTGTTGGAAAAGTATCAAATGTTAAAATAGAGAAGAATTTTAGAGTATTGGAGTTATCAACTTGACTTTTTATATTAAATTTGCTACATTAAAGACAGCATAACGCCTATTAGCAGTTGCGTAATGTTAAGTAATGTAATGTATGCAAGCACTATTTGATGAGGGCTTTCTGTTGCCAATACCCCTCTATAAAAAACTATTGGCGGAAACTCTACAGTCCATAGAGTCTCTTGGTTTACCTGAAAAACAGGAACAAGCCATTAAGCAGTTAATAAAAAAGAACTTTTATTACTACTTAAACGAACTAGGACGACAGGTCGATTACCCCAAGATACAAAAACTACTTGAAAAAGATAGGTCTATTACTCTTGGTAGTTGGTATGATGAAAATTATGAAGAACGAGTGGAAAGGGTTGCTTGATTTAGCTCAATATGAAGCTGAGTTGGTGAAGATACCCAGAAAACCACCTGCTCAAAATCATCCGTGGCGTAAAGGATTACCTAATTCACCACGAAACTTAAAATGGAATGAACTGACAGAAGAAAGAAATAGTCGCTGGCTAAATGATTGGAAACGAGATGATTATACAACAGTGATGTGGACAAAGGAGTTCTATTCACTGTCAAAGTTACAGGAATATGGCTATAGATTAGACTAAGACGACTCTAAAGCGGAGGGAACTGCCACAGATTATAAACCTAGAATATAATTATGAAAAAAATTAAATTTACATTTAAGAGATATTGTAGTAGTGATGAAGCGTATGCCTTAAGTTTATTTATTGGTTATAGAAAAGGGAACACATTAACAATACTAAAAGGAAATGACCGAGTTATTGGTTGTGTGGTGGACGAAAAAGATGAAGCTGATGTTTATAATTGGGCTAAAAAACATAGATTATTAGATAAAAATAATATTACAAATGACACCACCAAAGGATTATAGAAAACAAAAGTGGTTCTCTTTGGAAAATCTAGCCGACTTTATTGCTGAATTTAACAAAGACGGTGAATATCATATAAAACATTCTGATTGGGATTTTTTACACTGGCTAGATAAAAAATGTAAACCTAAAAAATGACTTTGGTCGTAAAATATGTTATACTTTGTTTTACGTAAAGTCTTGTCAGACTTAAACCGCTTCATTTGAGGAATTCTCCTCATTAGGCGGTTTTTGTTTCCAAGAGTTATCCCCTATTGACACAAAAATACCATCGGGTGTATAATTATAGGTATTAAAAGTCTAGCTTAACCAATAGGCGGACGAGCCAAAAGCTCGTACCGTTTTTTTATTTATGGATAATCCAAGAGCAAGAGAATTTGAGAGAGAAATTAACAAGCAAGAAAAATCTATGTTAGCTCATAGAGCTAGGAGAGTTAAAAGAGAAGGGTATAAATCTGAAAAAGATTATTTTGCTCATACAAATCCTTTCAAGAATACTGATGCAAAAAAAAGTAGTAAATCAAAAGCATTAAGAATGAAATAATTAAATGGAAGAAGATAATTTCCAACGCAATATATCAGCAGTGGACGACCTAGTTAGTTCTCACACTAACAAAGTTTATACTGGCAACTCTGACGAAGAAGGAGTAGTAGGCGACTATCAAGACGAACTATCCTTAGACCTTTCTGATGAAGAACTTTTAGACTTAAAGAAACAATATGAAGGCGACTATGCTCCTTATTCTTCTAAAATAGTTCCACGACAAAAAGAGTGCAAGAAATATCTACTCGGCTTACAGTTCGGCAACACCAGACGACAAGTGCCAGTATCTAAAAACCTATTATTCCAAAGCACAGCTACATTCGTTCCGCAAGCATTAGCTAAAAACCCAGAGCCAGTTGTCTTTAGCGATAACACGCCACAAGGTAAAGAAGCAAGTAAAGGATTAAAGACAATGCTTCAATTCCACGCAGAGAACTTCTTACTTAGAAAGAAACTAGGAATTATGGTTTGGCAATGGGGAGTTTACTTCACAGCTATTCTTAAATACGGTTGGGACGAAACTACTAAAGACATCACAGTAGAAGTTAGAAACCCCCAGAACTTCCTATTTGAACCCACAGGCTATGTAGATGAGTTTGGCGACTTTGTAGGTTGGATAGGGGAAAAGATAGAAACCACAGCCCAGAAACTTATTGATACTTTCCCAGAACATAAGGCGTATATTTTAGAAAAGGTTAAAGGAAAGGCAGGCACGAAAGTTGTCCGCACAGAATGGTGGACTGATGAATATTGCTTTACTACCTTTTTTGACAAGGTGTTAGACAAACACAAGAATGAATTTTACAACTACGACACCAAAGGGAAATCAACCGAAGAAAGCGAAGCTGGAGAGGAAACATTAAAAGGTCATAATCACTTTGCGAAGCCAAAGATGCCTTATACTTTCCTCTCTATCTTTTCTTTGCAAGAACAACCTCACGACATCACAAACTTAATAGAACAAAACATAAGCAACCAAGACCAAATCAATGTCCGTGATGAACAGATAGACCGAAACTTAAAGTCAGCGAACAATGCGGTGGCTATATCAGGCGTATCTTTCAACCAAGAAACAGCTAGCCAAGCGGTGCAGAGCTTTTATGAAGAAGGCTTCATCTTAGTGCCAGACGGAAATGTAGATGGGGCTATAAAGCGTATTCCAGCTAACGATTTACCGTCAGGCATATTCACCTCACAAGAGAACGCACAGAACGCTCTAATGAGCGTATACGGCACGCAGGGGCTTGCTGCAAGTGCACCAGACACAGACCAAACAGCTCACGGTATGGTAATCAACACTAACCGAGATAGTTCCCGAATAGGCGGAGGTGTAGGAGAAGCTCTTGAACAAGTCGCCGCTAACTTCTTTAATAAACTAACCCAAATGTATTATGTATTCTATGACGAACCTCACTTTGCTGCTGTTATGGGTAACGGTGCTGCAGTCTCTTATATTCAATTACAAATGCAAGACGAAGAAAGGCGGTTTATTGTGAATGTAAGTCCGAACAGTATGGTTCCAAAGGACGAAGTGTCACAGCAAAATCTCGCTACTCAACTCTTTGAAGCAGGTGCTTCCGACCCACTAACTTATCTAGAAAATATTGACGACCCTGACCCACAAGAAGCGGCTTTACGAATGATGATTTTCCGCACTAATCCCCAACAGTATATCCAAAACTACCTAAGTCCAAGCCCCGAACAGCAACAGCAAGGAGTAGGACAACCACAGCAAGGTCAAATCCCTAATCAGGGTGGGGAACAAACCCCCACATTATCAGCACCAGCAGACTCGTCATCTCTGGCACAGGTTGGAATGGCAGACAATGCCCAACAGCCGAATATTACAAGTTAATTTTTAATAAAATGTATAACCAAAATATAACAGGAGGGTTCGTAACAGGAGGAACTTGTCCATTTTGTGGAACATGTCCGTATTGTGGAATGGGGGGGAACTATCCATTATATCCAAATGGAATTGGTGGTGTTTCGTGTGAAACAACACCTCAAATACAACGCTGTGATGGAATACCTAATGCGTGTAATCAAAGTGCAGGGCTAGGGTCGGACACCGCACAAGGCGGAACATTATCAGGAACACCTAATATAACAACTTAAATGAACCAAGAGTATAGAGAAAGAGTAAAAAGACATAGAGAAGCAGGTGGAGATGAAAAGTATGTGAATGTTAAAAAGAAAGCAACAGCTAGACACGAAGCATTGAAAGAAAGTCATTTAGAGAAATTATTAAAAAAACCCGAATATAAAAAGGCAAATAAACATTTTGATGCCAAAGGATATAGGGAAATGATGCAATAATTTTATGCCAGAATTTTTAGAAAAAAAACTTAAAAAAGAATATGGAGACAATCCCCACGCCATCTACGGAACAATGAATAAGCTGGGCTATATGCACGGCTCAAAAGAAACTACCAAGGGTCGTAAGGCAGAGAAAAAGCACGAGAGTGCAAAGCACAAAGCATTAAGACTTAAAGTGAAAGAGAAAAAAGAAGATAAAGAATAGTCGTAAATTATAAATCAAACGAAATTAGAAATGGAAGAAGAAGTAAAACCAGTAGAGGAAGCACCAGTTGAGGAAACTCCTGAAGTTGCTCCAGAAGTAGTAGAACCTGAAGTTGTAGCGTAAATTGAAAATTAAATAGTTATGTCCGTTCTGCGTCAGTGGACACTAAATAAAGACCAAGTAAATCTTTAATCATAACGGCTTTTGCGGTTGAGCCACCAATTCAACCCAAGTAAATATTATGGAAAAAG